GGGTCAGCAAGGATGGGGCGGCGCGGGCTAACACGATCTCCCTGATGAGTGCTAGCTTGTAGCCTTGACAAAATGTCACGACTCGCGTAGCGCTTTGACCAAATGGCAAGACCTCGCAGGAAAGCCGCAGTAGCTCCGAAGCCTTCACCAGGGCCTCAGTATCGGTGGGACGGTTGGCAGTTTGTCATGACGGGGATCGGTACCTCGCGTGACAAATCGACCTATGCGGAGGTGATGCCAACGCTGCTGACACAGCAGCAGTGCGAGGACTTGTGGCGCGGTGACGACATGGCGGACATGATCGTGACCGCACTCCCGAATGATGCGCTTCGGGAAACACCGACTGTCACGATCGCGTCAATCGAAGATGCCACCAAGCGAGCTGAGGCAGTCGACGTGATCATGGCGGCGATGTCAGACCTAGGTGTCAAGCAGGCTGTGCAAAAGGCGCTGAGGTACGAGCGGGCATATGGTGGAGCTGCGATCTACATCGGCGCAGTGGATGGCTCGGACCCATCACAACCGCTACAGCCGCAGAGCATCCGAGCAATCAAGCACCTCACTGTCTTCGAGCGGCGACAACTCAATGCGGTCGAGTGGCGAGAAGATCCGATGGCTGCGGACTACGGCAAGCCCACGCTGTACGAGGTACAGTCGTTCTCGGGCGTGGGCACTGGTCAGCGAGTACACGCATCGCGGCTCGTCGTGTTTCGTGGCCGCCGAGTGACCGACCGAAACCCCACTGCGGAAAATGGATGGGGTGACTCAGTGCTGTCTCTAGTCTGGGATGCACTCAGGTTGTTCAATCAGTCATGGCTGGGCGTCGGTTACACCATGACCGATTTCAGCGTCGCGATTCTCAAGATCAAGGGGTTGGCGTCGATTCTTGCGGCCAATGATCCGGCGGCAGTCGCGACCAGAATGCAGGCCATTGAGATGGGCCGGTCCATTGCTAAGACCATCCCGCTCGACTCCGAGGAAGACTACGAGCGCAAGACGACGAGCTTGACCGGCGTGCCCGATGTGCTGTCTCAACTATCGACGAGGCTTGCTGCTGCGGCTCGGATGCCCATCAGTAAGCTGTTCGGTCAGTCGGCAAGCGGGCTCAATGCCACGGGCGAGGGCGATGCTCGCAACTGGTACGATGCGGTCGCCGTGTATCAAGCCAGTGACGTGCGCCCGGCATACGAGCAGATCCTAAAGCTGCTCTTTGCCAGCAAGTCAGGACCGACCAAGGGAATCGAGCCCGAAAACTGGGCTCTCAAGTTCCCGGCGCTGTGGCAACCGACGGCCAAGGAGCAGGCGGAGACGCGCAAGGTTGTCGCGGAGACGGACCAGATCAATTACGACATGGGCCTGGTCACGTCGGAGGAACTGCGAAGCTCGCGCTTTGGCGGCGAGGAGTACAGCGCCGAGACGGAAGTGGACAGCGCGCCGGACATCTCCGAGTCGCTGGCTCTGTCCTCTGTCACTGCGGCACCTCCGACCGAGTCCGATCTATCAAAAGCGGAGCCTCAAAACGTGGCACTACAGACACGCAGCGTTGAGTTAACACCGACGGACCTTGCGACCATCATCACGGTCAACGAAAAGCGCGCAGAGTTCGGTCTGCCTCCGTGGCCCGACGGTAACGTATCGATCGCTGAATACCAGGCACGTAACGCGACCGTGATCGCGAAGGCGCAAGAGGCGACGGACCCAAGTGGCGCAGCGCCGACTACCTAGGGCAGCACGACCGGACAGGATCGCGGCAGAGTACCGGGCTGCGCTTGGGCCGGCTGTGCAGGTGCTGCTCGGCCTGCTTGCGGAGCTTGTGCGCGACCTCGAAAGCGAGTGGCCGCAGCCCGAGCCCGTGCGCACCGACAACGATCGGGACGTGGCGCGGACGGTCAAGCGGACTGCTGACAAGCTGGCGCGGGCCATCAAAGCCGAGTCCATCCTTCCGATCGCGGCCAAGTACGGCGCGGCAACGTCAGACTTTCAGCGGGCCCAGCTGGCCAAGCAGGCGCGGGCAGCCGTCTCAATCGACGTGCGCAAGCTCTCGGGCTTGGACCGCAAGGTGCCAGAGCAGATCACCAAGTTCGCCGAGACAAACGCGCAGCTGATTGTCGGGCTCGGACAGCGCATGGCCGAGGACATCGCCGAGATCGTCGAAGATGGCGTGGTTGCTGGCTCGCGCTGGGAAACGATCGCGGGCAGGCTGGCAAGGGCTGGGCAAGTCACCGAGAGCCGCGCTGCGCTGATTGCTCGCGATCAGGTGGGTAAGCTGTTCGGTGACATCAACAAGCAGCGGCAGGTCAATCTCGGCGTGGCCCGCTACGTGTGGCGCACCGTGCGCGACAACCGGGTACGCGAGGAGCACGAAGCGCTCGACGGCGACAGCTTCGAGTGGGGATCGCCACCGTCAGATGGGCACCCTGGCGAAGCGGTCAACTGCCGTTGCTACGCCGACCCGGATTTCTCCGAGCTGCTGGGCTGACAGGAAACCACGGCAAACCGAGCAGGTTTCCTGTGCGCGACATTTTTGTCATAGCACCACGACATTTTTGTCATAGCCCACTTGACACAACGGCAAACGTCTTGCCAAAGTGTCACCCATGTCAGCCTTCGTGCCAATTGGTCACACGGTTACGATTCCGGCGGTCAACACTGAGCCGACGATGGCAGCTGGTGCAGTCGTCACACTCGATGGCAGCGGCAACGTACTGGAGATCGAAGGCGAGACGGACGGCACGGGAACCAATCAGGTCTTTGTGCTGCGCAAGCGCGTGCTCGATGCGGGGGGCTTTCGGTACGTGCCGTTTGCTCCAGACAAGCCGATCTCCGGGGAGTTGACCGGCGCCGGCATCTACCGCTTTTGGGACAGGCTGATCCTCGGCGAGGTAGCGCAGGGCGAAAAGATCTGCCTCTACAACCCTGCCGGCGGCCCTGTCCTGAGCAACTGCAATGTGCGGCTGGTGAGGGCGTAACAATGGCCGACCGCTATCCGCAAGAGCGAAACCGCAGGCAAGCAGTGGTGCTGGCTGATCAAGTACCGACTCCCGGTCTAGTTGGTCCGTGGTCGCCGATGCCTACCACGGTCGAGGAAGCTCTCAACCAATTGGTAGTTGCGACTGCTCCGGTTGTGCTGGCGGTCCTCGGGCCCGATGTAACCGGCGGTGGCTTCGGCGCTGCGTCGTGGGTACCAGGCAATTTTATCGGCACCAATACGGTCGCCAGCTTTACCGCACTTGGTACGCCGGACTACGTCGGTGGGTACGTCGCACAAACCGACGAAGTGATCGAACAGATCACGATCTCGTCGCTAACCGGGCCAAGCGCTGCAAGCACTGTGTGGATTTGGAAGCGACCAGCCGGCGGAGTGTTTGCCGACACGCTCGTCTCTATCCCGGTGCTGCTTGGCGCGGCGGAAACGTACTACACGAAACCGCTGACCCTCAACCAAGGGGACGCGCTGGCTTTTGTGCTCGACGCTGGCGACCCGGTTTGGTCCGTCAACGGAGCCATCACAATCACAGGACTCAGGAGGCCGAATTGATCGCGCGCCGAATCAACCCCAATAACATCGTCAAAGCAGATCCGGCAGTCGCTGCGGCAATCAACGCAGGCCAGCCGCTGCAAAGCACGAACGTGCCGACCGGGAGCCAAGACCTCCTAGTCAAGCTGTGCGTTGACGGTGCGCGCCCGGAACTTATCGCGACGCAAGCGGTAGACCCGGGCGGGACTGGCTACGGGCAGGCTGTACCGCGCAACTCCCCGTCCCTGCTTGTATTGCTTGGCGGGGCTGTCGTTGCTGGCGACCTGCTCAAAGTATCGAGCGGAAAGTTTGTCAAGTGCGGTGTCGGTGATCAGGGCTGGCTGCGCGCGCTCCAAGCGGGCGCCGCCAACGACCACGTAAACGCCGAGGCAGCGGACAAGGTGGCCTAGTGGGCGTGCTGCGGTACGACAAAGCGAGCCCTCTCAGCAAGCCAGTACGCTTGCCCAACGGGTTTGTGCGCGCCGAGGGTTACTTGACCCGGACGGGCATCTTTGTCTACCGAGACGCCAAGGGAAACACGGTGCGCGAGTTGCGACCTCCGGAAGAGGTGATGCACCCCGAGGCGCTTGCGAGCTTTGCCCTTGTGCCTGTCACAAACGACCATCCGAGCGAACTGCTGACCGCCGACAACGCCAAGCAGTACGCGGTCGGCAGCGTGTCTGAGTCGGTAGTGCCAGAGGGCGACAAGGTACGGGCGTCGCTGATGATCACAGACGCGGCGGCAATCGAAGCGCTCGACGCTGGAAAGTCCGAGCTGTCATGCGGCTACACCGCCGACGTGGTGCTTGAGTCTGGCGTGTGGCAGGGGCAGCCATACGACGCGATTCAACGAAACATCCGGGGCAACCATGTAGCCCTGGTAGACGCAGGCCGGGCAGGTCCGGCTTGTGCCATACGAATGGACGCCGCCGGGGCGGCACAGGAGATCCCGATGGAAAATGTGATAATGGAACTCGGCGGCGCTCAGTATAGCGTCCCCGCCGACTTGGCCGCAGAACTGGTCAAGATGCTTGAAGGTAAGGGGCTCAAGCCTGTCATGGGCGATGCCAAGCCCGAGCCTGCGGCTCAGGCAGCGAGCGCCGAGATGGCAGCGGTCAAAGCCGATGCACAGCGCAAGCTTGACGCACTACAGGCGCGGCTTGACGGGCTACAAAGCGAAGCTTCGGCCAAGGCGCTGCGCGATAAGATTGCCAGCGAGATCCGCGAGGACATCGCCGTAACCGAGATGGCCAAGCGGTTCGACGTGGCTGTCTCTGATGCTGACAGCGTCGAGGCAAAGCAGCGCAAGGTGATTGTCAAGATTGACCCTTCCATCAAGCTCGACGGGGAGAGCGGGGCCTATGTTGCAGGTGCCTATGCGACGCTGATGTCTGTCCACGCCGACAAGGTCGCTGCATCTCCTCGCTCCGGTTCGCTGAAGTTCGACGGCAGCGACAACGACGATCCCGCCGCCGCCGCCCGCGCCAAGATGATTGCTCACCTCGACGGAAAGAAGGAGGCGTAAGCCATGCCCCAGACTGATTACTCGACCACGCGAGGGGTCGCCATTGAGGGCGCCCTCGTCGATATCGCAGACAACACGATCGAAAGCCGTGTCAGCACTGACGTTGTGGACATTCCATTCGGCAAGCCAGTGAAAGCCGAGACTGTCGCCAGCGGTGTGGACAAGGCGTGTCTGCTTGCCGCTGCCTCGACGGACACCGTGATGGGCATCGCAGTCTACAGCAACGCCTACGCGAAAGAGGAGTTTGGGACCACTGGCTTGAAGGCTGGCTCCATGATCTCCGTTCTTCGCAGTGGCCGGATCTGGGTCAAGGCTGGCGTGACCGTCGCCGACGGGCAGCGCGCGTACTACCAGACCAGCACCAAGAAGTGGGTCATTGCAGCCGTCGCGCTCGACACGATCGACATGACCGGGCAGGCGGTCTTCCGCTCGTCGGGCATTCTTGACCAGCTCGTACAGCTGGAAGTCGAAATGACCAACAAGCCGTAGTCAGAGGACAACATGAAGACGATCGACAAGTACAAGAATTTCCTGCTCAGCACCGGAGCCTACCGGGCCGACGCGCTTGAAACCATGTTCATCGCGCGCGAACTGGTGTCCGTCGAAGCCTCTGTGTATGAGAAGAAGTACCCGGAGTTCAAGGGGCGGACCCTGGTTCCCAAGAAAGCGCTTCCCGACGGGGCGACCTTCGCCTCCTACACCGAGCAAGACGAGTACGGCAGCGCGCGCATCATCAGCAGCGGAGCGGACGATCTTCCCCGCGCCGAAGTGAGCCGGGCCGAAACGCTGGTCCAGATCTACACGGTGGCCAATAGCTATGCCTACACCACGATGGAGCTGAAAAAGGCGGCCTTTGCGCGGCAGTCGCTCGACGCGGCCAAAGCGATGGCAGCACGGCGCATCATGGAGCAGAAGATCGACCTGCTGCTTCAGACCGGAGACGCGGCCTACAGCATGAAGGGTCTGCTCAACCAGACCGGGACCAACACCTACGTCGTGCCGAACGGCGCCCTTGGCTCTCCGCTGTGGATCAACAAGACCAGCGACGAGATCTTGACCGATCTCAACGGCATGGCCAACGCCGCAAGCAACGCGACCAATGGCATTGAGTACCCGGACAAGATGGTGCTTCCGATCGCGCAGTACGACCTGATCAGTCAGAAGCCGCGCAGCTCGACGAGCGATACCACGGTCAAAGAGTTCTTCCTGGGGAACTCTCCGTACATCAAGGAGATCATCCCCTGGTGGCCGTGCAAGACCGCCGGTGCTCTCGGCGTGACTCGCGCCGTGACTTACCGCAAGGATCTGGAGGCTCTCTGGTACTACATGCCGCAAGAGTTCCAAGCGATGGCCCCGCAGCTGCGTGGTTTGGAGTACCTGATCCCATGCACCTGCGACTTCGGAGGCGTGCATGTTCGGCTGCCCAAGTCGATCACCTACGCGGACGGGATCTAGCCATGGCCAAGATTATCAACCGGAGCGCTGTGACAATCCACGTCGGTGGGCATGTGCTCGGAACTGGCGAGCATGAGATCCCCGACTTCGACGCGCTGGTAAAGCAGCATCCGGGGCTCGAAAAGCTCGTCGAGGTCGCTGCGCTGCCAGAGCCCAAGCCGGCCAAAAAGGACAAGTAACCCGTGATCACCTGGGTCGATGTCGTCAACTGCGAACCGCAGGCGTCGGCTGTACCGCTGGCCACGCAAACGCAGATCCTCGCCCACGCCCCGATCGAACTGGTCGCAGAGTCGTGGGAGGGGAAGATCGACATCGCCCACACGTACTACTGCGCGCACCGGGCGCTCCTCTATCTGCAAGGCGTATCAGGGGCCAGCGGACAGGTCGAGTCCGAGAAGGTGGGCGACGTGGAACGCAAGTACGCGATCACGCAAAACACGTCCGGCTCTGGCTGGTCGGAAACCAAGTGGGGCCGCGAACTTCTGCGGCTTCGCGAGGGGACTTTGAACTGCCGTCTGCCTCTGCTGTGAACCATGGGAAAAGTCACCGACAAAGACAAGGGATGGCGCCGGCTGCAAGCTCTCGCAAAGAGCCTTGCTGCTGACGACGTGCATGTTCGCGTTGGTGTGCTTGACGATGGCCGGGCTGGGAGCGAGATACGAGAGGACGGCATCACAACCGGGCAGCTTGCCGTGGCGATGGAGTTCGGAACCGCACACATCCCCGCGCGTTCGTGGGTCGGTCTGACCTTCGACAAGGCGCGCGGGGAAGTGCAGTCAGATATGCAGCGGCTGCTCGGTCACATTGTCGACGGAAAGATCACGGTAGACAAAGCGCTCAACGTGCTCGGTGCGAAGTACTCGGCAGAGGTCAAGAACACCGTGACCCAAGGTGAGCAGATTCAACCGCCGAACGCACCGAGCACACTTGCGCGCAAGCAAGGCAAGACGCACAACAACCGGGATAGCAAGGGGCGGTTTAAAAAAGGATACGGCGCTGCGCTCAAGTACGGAGTGCGCACGCTGATCGACACTGGGCGCATGGTCGGCGCCGTGACGTGGGCGACGTTCGGGAGCGGCAAATGAGCTACGCCGACTCCATAACGAGCCTCGCGAACGCGACCCTGACCGTAATCAGGCGGCAAGAGGTGGCACCCATCAATGGCCGAGCTCAGGCTCCGACCACCGCCACGCTATCCATCCGTGCCAGCGCGCAACCAACGTCAGGTCGTGACCTACAGCGGCTTGGCGACGGTCGTATCAGCGCGGACCTCTGGACGGTCTACACGACGACGCGGCTCTATATCGGCTCGACGGAAGCAGGTACAGAGGGCGGCTACCTGCCCGACCTGATCACCATCGGCGACAAGCAGCATGAGGTCGAGCACCTAGAGCACTGGTCAGCCTTCGGAGCGCAGCACTACAAAGCCATCTGTCGGGCGGTGGTGTCGTAATGGACTGGACGGCCATCGAGAACGCGCTGCATGCGTGGGTGGTAGCTTCGACCGGTTACGCCTCCAATCGCGTCCTGTGGCGCGACCAGGGCGCAAACGCGAAGGTTGCGGACCGGATCACGCTGCATCTGTCGGGCCCGATTGTGCTTGGAACGGACGAGCTACGCAGCGCGACCGACCTCCTACAGCCGCTCGGGCAAGAGATCACCCTCTCAGTGCAAGGCGACCGAGAGTGGTCTTTGCAAGTTGAGTGCTACACCGGGCAAGTCACAACGTCGAGCGATGCCAAAAGCATCCTGTCGAAGTTACAGACAGAGGGGCAGCTGCCGTCCAAGCTTGCGCTACTTGACGCGCAGGGGATCACTCTGTTCGACCTGGGGTCTGTCCAGTACACGCCAGAGATCCGAGAGGTAGCTTATCAGGGGAGGGCGCTGCTGCTTCTGCGCCTCTACAGTCGCGACGTGGCCAGCGAGAAGACCGGCTACATCGCGGAGATCGAAATCACTGACACCGTCGCGGCGGATACGTTCATCGCGCCGTAAGGGGAAGACATGCCGTTATCAGATATCGCCAACGTCTCTATCAGCCTTCAGACCGGAGGGCTTACCCAGCAGGGGTTTGGTACCGGGATGATTCTCGG